ATATTAGAAAAATATTTTCATGATATTGGATCAGATAAAGAGACTATAGAGATTGATTATGAATCTGAAGAACATCATTTATATCATGCTGCATCTGGATTTTATTCATCTGGACTTGATGAAGCAGTATGCTTAGTTATGGATGGTTGGGGAGCTGATGTTCGAATGCTTGATCTCCTAGAATTTGTTGGAATGGATAAGAATTTATCAAAAGAAGATCTTGATGAGGTAAAACAATTAGATAGTTATAAGTTTTTAGAAACAACATCAATTTATGATGCTTCTTATCCATGCAATTTTAAGGTATTGTATAAAAATTACTTGAGACCTCATCCACCACCAGAAATATATCTTGAAAAAAATGATTTTCCTTATAAATTCTTAAATGAATTGGAGAAATATCCAATAATAACTTGCAATTCATGCTATGATGTCGGAATGCTATATGGATTGATTAGTGCTCATTTATTTGGGAACACTGAGTTCTGTGGAAAGGTTATGGGACTTTCATCTTATGGAAAACCAAATAAAAGATTGCCAAAATTTATTATAGAAAATGGGTATGTTGATATGAATTTTGCATTTAGTGAAATGTGTGTCAACACCGTAAATTTTCCATCAATGATTCACAATGATGATTTTCAACATCGAGCTGATATTGCATATAAAGTACAAAAACATACAGAAGATATTTTTAGGATGAAAGTAAAACAAATCCTTAAGTTAAAACCTGATGTTAAAAATGTCATACTTTCTGGTGGAGTTGCTTTAAATATCTGCGCTAACTCAATAATTCAAGAAGAGTATCCTGATATTAATTTTTATGTTGACCCTATATCATCGGATGGTTGCCAATCATATGGAGCAGCAAAGTATTTTTATTACAAAGATACTAAATCTATGATTAAAGATCCACTCTATACAACTTACTACGGAAACCATCAACCAGATCCAAGGATTCTACAAAAACGGATTGAATTGGAGGTTGCTAAGCACATGTGCTAAGCACAATAAATAAACTACACTCTGAAACAAATTATGGCAACTTATCCTGTAAAACACAAGGAAACTGGTGAAACTAAAGATGTTGTTATGAGCATTCATGACTGGGATCAGTGGAAAAAAGACAACTCTGATTGGGAAAGATACTATACTCCGGAAAATTCACCTGGACTAGGTTTAGAACCAGTTGGTGAATGGAAGGATAAACTTGTCAAATCAAAACCAGGATGGAATGAAGTGCTTGAAAAAGCATCATCTGCACCAGGAGCAAAAAACTTAAAGATTTAAAATGGCTAGAAAGAAAAGAAACAACGATAACGTTGGTATTAATTCTGAGTATCATCGTTTAGCATTAAAAGGTAAGAAACCAATTAATACAGACCATCTTTTAGATGTAGAAGCACTTACTCCAAATCAACAGAGACTTTTTGATTCTTATCAAAAGGGGAAACATGTTATTGCATATGGAACAGCAGGAACAGGTAAGACATTTATTACTCTGTATAATGCAATCAAAGATGTTCTAAATCAATTTACACCTTATGAAAAGGTCTATGTTATTAGATCTCTAGTTGCAACAAGAGAGATTGGATTTCTTCCTGGAGATCATGATGATAAGTCAAACCTTTATCAAATTCCATATAAGAACATGGTTAAGTACATGTTCCAAATGCCTTCTGATGCTGAGTTTGAGATGCTCTATGGCAATCTAAAGACTCAAGGAACTGTAAGTTTCTGGAGTACATCTTTTATCAGAGGAACAACTTTTGATAACTCAATCTTATTGATTGATGAGTTTCAGAACTTGAATTTTCACGAACTTGATAGTATAATGACGAGAGTTGGTGACAACTGCAAGATTATGTTTTGTGGTGATGCAACTCAAAGTGATTTGACAAAAACTAATGAGAAGAATGGCATCGTTGACTTTATGAAAATAATGAATCAAATGCCTTCAGTAGATGTTATCGAATTTGATGCTGATGATATCGTAAGATCTGGTCTATGTCGAGAATATATTATTGCTAAAAATGAACTTGGAATTATGTAATGTTTAAACACCTTGATATTAATTTACCTAGCTTGACCCGTGAAACAATTGATGGAGTTAGGTTTTATAATGTTCCTGACGAAGAAGAACTTTTAAAACTCGTATCGATTACTTCAGTAACAAGTCACTTTAATCGTGAAACTTTTGCGAAGTGGAGGAAGAGAGTTGGTGAAGATGAAGCAAATAACATTACTAGAAAAGCAACTAGTCGTGGTACTGACTTTCATACTCTTACTGAAAATCATTTGCTCAATAAAGAGTTTGAGACTGGGGTAGTACAACCTCTTTCAGAGTTTTTATTCTTGATGGCAAAAGACGATCTTAAGAGGATAAATAATATTTACGCTCTTGAAAGGTCACTATATAGTAAGTACTTAGGTATTGCGGGAACCGTCGATTGTATTGCAGAGTTCGACGGTGAACTTTCTATCATAGATTTCAAAACTTCTAAAAAACCCAAACCAAGAGATTGGATTGAGAATTATTTTGTACAGTGTTGTGCATATGCGTGTATGCTTCACGAATTGACTGGTTTATCTGTCAAGAAATTTGTAATTATCATGTCTTGTGAGAATGGTGAAGTTGAAATATATGAGGAATATAACAAAGAAAAATATATCAAGCTATTAGTAAAATATATCAAAAAGTTTGTAGAGGACAAACTATCTTGATTTTTTTCGTGTTTCCTGATATAATATGAATATGAACAAACTTTAGTATATGTTAACAATTTATTCGGATGTTATGCCCAAAAAAGAAAACAAAGAATTAGAGAAAGAGTTAGAGAATAAATTTTTTTCACAGGCAAAAGTTTCACAAAACATTGAAGAAATTTACAGTGACAATCTAGACATGAGTTATATTGATTCCGTGATGCATTTTTGTGAACAAAACAAAATCGATGTTGAATCTATCCCCAAACTAATCTCAAAACCGTTAAAAGAAAAAATTAAATACGAAGCAATGGAACTTAACTTCCTTAAGAGAAGTAGTAGAGCCAAACTGGTGATTTAAAAATCACCTTTTAATTCCATTTTGGGGGCAAAAAAAATCCCCAAAATTTTTTACGCGTAGGGGTTTTTATAATGAGTCCATTTGATTGCTACAAGACTTATATTGCGGTAAAAAACCACTTTACTAAAGATAAATTTGATTATCATAAGTATTGCGGTAAAACTCGTATGTCAGTTCAGTCTTTTTATAAGAGAAAAGACCGATACTGGTTTGAAAAAATATCAAGGCAAAAAAATGATTCTGAAATTAGAGACTTTTTTGTTTCTAACTTTGTTGCCTGTGATGATCCACAAACTTTATGGATAGGAGAATTGATCAAAAATGGAAACACCAATTATCAATCTTGGCAAAAAAGAGTCCAATCTCTCTCATACATCTTCAAAGAAGAAATTGAAGGGTCTTTCAGCAGAGACAATTTCGACAGTATGTTCAAGATTGAAAAAAATAGACATCCACAAATTGTAAAACTGTATTTAAGTAAAAAGATTAGTATGGAGACTTTTCTTATTTTAGACAAAATATTAGGATTTTCTCCACAATTCAATAAAAAACTATCAGATCCAGTTTGGGAGTTGATTAGTTTAAAAATGAGAAAGTATCACCCTTTTTTAAATATTGACATATTTAAATTTAAGAAAATTCTAAGAGAGGTTGTATTATGAGTGACTTTTTTGAATCAGAGGTAGTTAGAGAAGAATTGCAAGAAATTTCAAAACTACAAGAGAAGGTTTATTCCCAAGTTTTTGAATTTCCAAAACTAGATCGAGAAGGAAAGATTGATCATATTAAGGATCTAGAAACTTTAATGGAAAAACAAAAAATCTTATATACCAGACTTTCATTATCTGATGATCCAGATGCTAAAAAGATGAAAATTCGTGTTGAAGACTCTGCATCCATGATGGGTCTCCCTGAAAATGTTGATATGAACGCACTTTTTGCCAATATGACCAAATTGATTATGAATTTCAGAAACCAACTTCAGGACGAAGACCTTGACACTAAATAGAATGCCTGCTATAATAGCAGAGCACACAAGCCACAATCCAATTTAATCCGAGGTAATCCAATGTCCTTTTCAAATCTCAAAAAGCAATCTTCTCTAGGCAATCTCACTGCCAAACTGGTTAAAGAAGTAGAGAAACTTAATACTAATAGTAATAGTGATGAACGTCTCTGGAAACCAGAACTAGACAAGTCTGGTAACGGTTATGCTGTTATTCGTTTCCTACCTGCTCCTGATGGTGAAGAACTTCCTTGGGCAAAAATGTATTCACATGCATTCCAAGGTCCTGGTGGATGGTATATTGAGAATTCTTTGACCACAACTGGTGGTAAAGACCCTGTTTCAGAGTACAATCGTGAACTCTGGAATACAGGAACAGAGGCAAACAAAGAGATTGTTCGTAAGCAGAAACGCAAACTTTCTTACTATAGCAACATCTATGTTGTTAAGGATTCTGCAAATCCTGCAAACGAAGGCAAAGTCTTCCTATACAAATTTGGTAAGAAGATCTTTGATAAGATCATGGAAGCAATGCAACCTGAGTTTGAGGATGAGACTCCAATCAATCCCTTTGACTTTTGGCAAGGTGCAAACTTTAAACTGAAGATCAAGAAAGTTGCAGGTTACTGGAACTATGATTCTTCTGAGTTTGATCGTCCTGATGCTCTACTAGACGATGACGATGCTATGGAAGCAATCTGGAAGAAGCAATATTCTCTTGCTGCTCTTGTTTCTGCAGATCAATTCAAATCCTATGAGGATTTGAAGAAGCGTCTTGATTATGTTCTTGGTAATAAAGGAACTCCCCGTTTCCAAGATCAAGAAACAGTAGAGGAGGAAGAACAGTTCCGTCGTGAAAACCGTGGAGAGACAACATCTTTCAAACCAAGTTTCAAGTCTGAACCAGAACCTTCTCTAGAAAATACTTCATCTTCTTCCGAAGATGAGGATGATGCACTGTCATATTTCCAAAAACTTGCTGAAGAGTGAATTATAATCAAATCTGCCTTACTTTATTAGTATTGGCAGCGTATTACAATATATTGTTTAGTTAAACATAGTTTCTGTATCTTTCAAGGTTTTACTGATAAACTCAGTAGAACCTTTTTTATATGGAAGAAGATCTTTCATATCTTCAAATATTAGATTAAGATATAATGGTTTTAGTATAAAGATAAGTCTTCTCTCGTCTTGAATTCTTTCTTCATACATTAAATTTGTTACTGGATATGATGGGGTTGCAATTCTTACATGTCTATCAATATCAATATCGTAAAACTCTACTGCAAAGTTTTCCGGAACTCTTAATCCAAAAGGAAAAACTGTTTCATTTTTAGAATTAAATACTCTTTTACTTTCGTAATGATGAACTTTTGCTGAATTTTCGTATGATCCGTATTTTTCTATAATATACTCATTAAATAATCTTTCGGATAATGGCCACTCGTCTTGAACATTCAATATATTATTTGTTAGTAAAACTACCCAATCTAAATTAGAGTCACCATATACTTTTTGTGCAACATTATCGGGTCTTTCATTACCGACAACTGTATATTTGGTGAAAAAACTGATATTCTGAAAAATATCATCCCTAATTTTTGCTCTACGAAAGAGATTTTTAATTTCTATTTTACTTCCTATGCTACTTTTTTCTAGTAGATTAACATAGTTAAAATTTGGAATTCTGTTAAAATAATCTGACATTTTTAGAAACCTATTTCGTCTGGACCTAGACCATCATAATCATCATAATATACGGGTTCAACTTCATTAAAACTTAGTGACATTTCATAGGATGTCATAGTTCTTGCTGAATCATCAAAAGTCATATAACTGCCATCAGGAACATAATTAACACTACAAGCAACTAAAGCACATACTTTTGCCCTTCCAATTGATTTATGATCAGAATCTGGAGATGCTCCTCCTTTATGATATGTAATTTTAAATAAATTTGGTGCCAGTAAGAAGAAAAGTGATTTTTCTTTTCTTACTGACATTGCTTGTTTAAATGTTCTAATTATTTGCCTTACCATCGTTGCTTCACCTTCACTTCTTGGAGAAAGTCTAAAAGTAAAACTAAACTTTCTTAATTCTGGGTTGTTGAATAATAAAGTCAAGTTTGGGTTAACAATTGCTCCACCAGTCCTACTTAATAAACCAGTAGCACCTGCAGCTTTCCCTGCCATATATGTTGTTAATGCCTTTGATAATGTTTGATTATTTTCCTTTAGAAAATCTGTTGCTCCTTCAAATGTTGCTTCAGTTCCTTTTTTATCACCTTTAATCAAATTCGTTCCAAGACCAAAAGCGAGCGCTTGAATTGGATTCAATCTGTCTCCACCCCAACCAACAGTGCTGTTATCCACTATACCTTGTATAGGTAAATAAATTGGAGGACCATCACCACTTCCTAAATTATCAAAATTACGTTCCAGGGTAGCCAGTCCCGATTGTGCAATTTTAAGTTCTTCAGGTTTATACCTAAAAGTAATAAACTTCATATAATCCTGACCAAGTTGAGTTAAT